GGTGTGCTATTAAAAAACCGCCCCCCTTTGGCAGAATTGCACGAAACGCACAAACACTGGAGATTCCAGTCTTCGTCGCTACCGCCCAACGATCTTGGCACTATGTGGTCAATTGAATTGCCTTCCATTCCGCATTGCTGGCAAGTATGTCCGTCCCTTTGCAGTATGCGTTGCCTGATCTTTCGCCATTGGCTTGTCGAACCGTTGTCTTTCAACGCACTGGTCATCAGTAATGATTCCTTTCCTGATGAAATGCCCATGCCTTGCATGGCGTTTGATAACGGTTTGTTATGTATCTAATCGTTGCGTCAATCTGTCTGAATGGGTCAAGGTCACGATAATGCTTTGATCTCATTTGACCCAATCCATAATGACTACCGTTGCGTGCAATGTATGACCAGCGGCTTTCTTTTGTAATAATCTTGTTGAAACACTGGAATTCTTTATAGTCAAGCAAACGACTGTGTGCATAGAGTTTCAAGTGATCTATTGAATAATCAGCTGAATTGGCGTTTGGTATCAGTATTGTTGAAGTAACCGCCAAAATGGCAATACTCGCCCATAAACGCTTTCTGCGCTTCAGCGAACTAACCGCGTAGGCGGTTCGCTTCTCGCGAAGAAATCGTAGCGCGCTTGTCAACGATTGAATAACTTTACGCATGCGCTTGGGCGTTTCCAACAGGTTTTGCACCCCTGTGCATAAGGTCTGTGGATAACTAATCACTGGTGCCCCCAGCCTTTACCCTTGAATTGAATTCCAAAGGTTGAGTAGGTGCGGCTCATGTTTTGCCCGCAGCAGATTGGTTGGCGTTCTTCGTGGATTGACTTATCCACTTCAACACTGATTTGGCACACCGTGCATTTAAACTCATAGATCGGCATTTGAACTCCATATCTGTGCAATCCCCATGACTTCGCACTTGGTGCATTGAATCACTTCGACACCAGTTGGCAGGTTGTCCGTAATCTTGTGAATGATCTGTTTCGTGATCTTTTTGCACTTTCGACATTCAAACTGGATTGTTTCCATAGTTGCTTCTCCTCAGGTTTTCAATGGGCTGAAGGTTGATTTGTGTAACCCACCAATTAGGTTGCTTACTGTGTCGGTATCGTGGACGTTTTGCCATTGCAATTGGAATCCAACCCGCAATAAAGTAATGCGGTGATTCACCAGTCACAAGAATTGCCACGTCGTCAGGTCGGTCGTATTCGTGAATTATCAGCTGACCTGCAACGTATTTTGTCCAGCGCACTTCGAAATGACTGCCCACGTCGGCTTTTGATTTACCCTTTTGTTCGAATGGGTCAAATTCAACACCCAAGTATTTTGCAACCACCCATTCGCTTCCAATACTAGACGCGTCCTGTGCAATCTGATCGTGAAAGGATTTGTCTGCGGTGTAACTGCTTTCCTTCCATTGCCAATAGTCCTTGTTTTGTTTGGCTAATTGCAAGGCTGCTTCGTGACAGGTAAATTCTTCCTGTCGCGTTATTGTTATTTTCATCTGCAATCCTTGCAAAACCAAATGACCTTTTCATTGCCGAAACCCTTTTGATAACCAAAAACGTCATGACGCGTCAAAATTGAACACTTGTCGCATTGTTCCATTTTGTATTCTGCAACCACTTCACCGTTTTTGAGCAATTTTCCGATCATGGTTTGTGGGTTTATTATTTCCATGTATTCGCCCATGTGTCACACCTGTGGCTTCCACTTACCGTCGCTGCTAAAAACGTACCAACTGGGCGCACACTGAGTTGCCTTTGTCCGTTCGGTGCAGAAATAACCACCCCAATTTTTTGGTGAACCCTCATGTGCTTGTTTCCAAATTCGGTGCCCATGAGCGCAGTGCGGTGCTTCGGCTACCAATTCACCACCCAATTGTTTTTTGATTTCGTCCATGCTCGAACCCAGCGAAGGAATCCCCGATTGTTCGGCTTCCTCAGCTGATTTGTAACTTGGTATTTCACCAAATTTGGTCGTCCAATAATCGGTTGAATCAGTGTTTGCGATCTTGGCTGGTGTCTTTTCAACTTGTTCCATGATTTCGCGGGTCGAACGTTCCGCGCCACCCATAACCAATTGTTGAACGCGCATAATTGCGCTGGTGACTGTATCTTCGCAAAACCAACGTTTCATGTTTTGTTGATACGCCCCCTGATAGCCGTAAGCGTAGTCAATGCCCGCTGGGTGCAGGTCAGTGTCATTACGAAAGGCTTTTGCTTCAACTAGGACGTAACCCTTTTCAGCACTGAATTCGACAATGCGGGTTTCAATGCGACCTGTTGGGTAGGTCTTCAACCAACGTTCTAAACGCTCGCGACTTGCTTCGTAGTTATCCAAAAACCCCATTTATTTCACCGCCTTGTTTGCCTGTGAAATGTGACGATTGACGGCACGCCCGCGAATGTAACCTTCACGGCTTCCGTCTTTGTGTCCTTTGGCGTATCCAACCGCCGCCGCCATGACTAACAAAATTGCCAGCATGGTCAAACGACCCAATGTTGCTGGGTCTAATAGATCAAGTACCATTTTGAATTCTCCCGATTCTAGGCGGTAACTGCTACCACCTGAAGTCAGGGTGACGCATGATTGGCGCGCGGTCAAGAACCTTGCGTGCCTTACGGCGTGTCGCCCAGCAATTTGTCAACCAAAGAATCCAATCTTTTTTCAATTCTGTTGACTTGATCTTTTAATGAGTTGCCACCGTTGGGCATGAGTTCGCGCATAATTGACTTAACAATGAAGCGCATTGACGCATAGACGGCAGTCAATGATGAAAGGACTAAACCACCGACTGCCGCCCATTCGTTTGGCGTCATTGCCCCGTAACGCCGAAACTGTTGTCCTTTGGATTTAACCAACGCAAAATGACTGGTGCAACGGCTGCGACCCCTGCCATTCCAAGTGTCTTTATGTCAGTCACGCCCGCCATGTATAAGGCAAGTGCTGCTGCCATGAATGATCGTGCCCATGAAGCGATTAAGGCTTTGGCTTTGTCCATTTTGTTTTCTCCTTTGTCGGTTTTACTCCCGATTTTGGCATTTCTATTGTTGGAAATTCGCCCTTGTAAGGCACAAATTTTGGAATTCCAAACCCAACAATTTCAGTTTCAATTTTACGAACCTTGACCATGACCATGCCGCCATTGCGTTGATCGCCTGTCCCGCTGGTGTTACCTTCAATGGTCACGCAATGTTTGTCGTCAATTAAGCCAACAACAATTCCAACGTGTGAAATACGATCAACGCCGTCATGTGGGAAATCCATGAAAGCGACATAACCCAATTGCGGCATGTTTGACCAACGCGAAATTTCTTTAAATTTGTGTGCGCCAATTGCAGTGCCAACGACGGAATGAATTTTGACGCCCGCTTGGGCTGCACACCAATTGACAAATGAACCGCACCACGGCAAACCGTCTGCCTTTGTAAATTTGCCGTACTTTGTCAGGTTGTCGCCTTCCTCAACCGTGCCTACTTCAGCTGCTGCGACCTCGATCAGCCGTGCATTTGTGCCGTCAGGATAACTCACGACAACAACAATTTCGCTTCGTCGTCAGTGATTCCCAATTTCGCAAGCAATGCAGCCTTTTCGGTGGATTTGATCGCGTCGGCTTCGGCTTTTGCCTGTGCTTCGGCAGCAACCAACGCGGCTTTGTCTTTTTCGGCTTTTGTCATTTCGCGTTCAATGTCGGTTGTTTCACCTGTTATTGCGTCAAATGTGCGTTCGATTATTTTCATCATTCTCCTTATGAACTCGTATAAACGAAGATAGTGCCGTCGTCAAAATTGCCGCTAGTTGAAACAATTGAAACGCTGCTAATCGTTGAAGCAGAATTATAATAACCGCCGTATTCGTACGCCACTTGACCATTATAGCCAATGTTTACGCCGCCGCCTGTGTATCGAATTGACTTGATACCGCTTGAAGCACCGCCGTCAAGAAAAAATGTTCCAGCAATGTAAGCATAAGCATCTGTGTTTTGTGATTGTCCCAAAAAGAAAGAATCTTCCGCATAAGCGCGAAGTCCTTTGACGTTTGATGCTGCCCATGTGCTTGAACCCGTTTGTTGGGCACCGTAATAATAATAATTTGTTCCTGCGTCAGTATTAAATCTAAGGGAAAAATTAACGTTGTTGTTTACTGATGAAGCAAGCGGAATGACAACCATGATTTTGTCTTTGTTGCTAATTCCTGAAACTGTGATTGTTGTAGCACCTGTGAGTGTTGTGCCACCTGTGTTCAACAATGTCCACGAAGTACCCGCGCCAGCTGGTGTTGCCCATGCTGGTGCGCCACCTGAAACTGTCAACACCTGTCCAGTGCTACCAATTCCAAGTCTGTCAAAAGTTCCTGAACCTGTTCCCTTAATTAAATCACCAGCAGTTGTGATTGCAGTTGCCATTGAATTTGTAACTGTGACCGTTCCTGAAGTGCCACCGCCCGAAATTCCAACGCCTGCCGTCACGCCTTCAATGTCGCCCGCGGTTCCAGTCGTCCATGCAGGTACACCACCAACGACGGACAACACTTGACCAGTTGTTCCAATTGGCAAACGTGTGTTTGTGTTTGCAGTCGCTGATCTAAATTGAATGTCACCAAGTGTTGTTGCTGGGTTAAGTGCTTTGAGGGTCGTATCAACCCCTTGCAACGCAACGTCAAAGTCAGCAGGTAAGTCCGTTACTAAATCGGCAGAATTGGGAAGAACCCAACCATAATTCGACGTAGGATTTGTCATTGTGGTTTCCTTTCGTTAAGCAACAATTGTTGCATTTTGCCAGTCTAAAGTCGGCGACACGCTTGACCAAGATTCTGTGATCGGAACGTCGTTCCAGCGCATTGCCTGAAGCGAATAAGCAATCGGTGAAAGTAATAAAGTCACCGAAAGTTGATTATAGGACGCTTGAAACGACCAGCCTTCGACAAAACCTTGAAATGCGCCTGAACTCATGTTCAATGGCAGGTTCGTCAAGGCTATGGCTTCGCCCATGAAAACGTTGATGAGGTCATCACGGTCAGCATTGTCCAATTCAGGATTTGTTAGGTCAAAAGTAATTTCGCTAAAGATTGGCTGAGGTTGGGCGCGCAAGGAAAGATAGAAATTTGCCTGTGCAGTCGCGTCAGCTGAATTGTGAAGTGTCGTCGTGATGATTTGTCCAAGCGTTCCATAAAGGGCAATCGAAGCGGCGTCACTTGCGCTGACTTCATTGCTACTTGTTGCGCCGTATTTGATCGTTAAGGAATTTCGAACGTCACCGACGCGGGTTTGAATTTTCAACCCAGCGGCACGCGCTTGATTGGCATCAAGGTCAACGTAACCATTTGCCGCAAGGTATTGCGTGCGGTGCGTTGAATCGGCATAACCAATTCGACCTTGTGCGTCTTCGTAAATGTACCCAAGTCCTGAAGTTGCCAATGCTGAAACCAAAGAATAAACGTCAGTTCGGCTTGACGATCGCGCCGCCAATTCGTAATTTCCAGGGGTATCTATTTCACCCAAACCATTATTGCCAGCATTTGCCCATGTGATTGTCGGGTCATAAGTTGCCCATGTTTCGGCACCTGCAACTTCCGCCCATGATTTAAACAAAACTTGTTGAAGTACGGTGTAAATCTGAGTTCCGTCAAAGGCTTTGGAAAGTACGCCGTTGGTCAATACTTTTGGCAAACGCGCCAATGCTCCAAGTGCCAAAATTGAATAGGTCTGTGTATACATGACCGAACCGACGTCACGGACTTCAATTCCAATGTCAACGACGTTGCCGCCAAAAATAGGTACAAACGTGCCAGCACTATTTTTAATTGAAACGCCGATTGTTGAGTTGATTTCAACAGGCACAATGGATTGTGAAACGTCCAGCAATTGAAGATTGACGTAACCCGCTTGGGCTTGTTCATAAATGTTTGTTCGACCACTGCGAATGGTCAGGTTTGCCAATACCGCGTCGGTATAACTCACACCGTCAATTTCAACCAGCCAAACTGGGTTCCATTGCGTCATGCTATTTGCAGGTTAGTTGCGCCACCTGTGCCGCGATAGTAAGAATTATTTAAAGTGTCAATAATCGTGCGGGCAGTGCCTTCGGGTTCAAACGCGCCTGTAACGGTCAAGTTGATGACTGTTCCCATTGAAGCCGCTTCAGCCATTCTGAATGAACCAGCATTGAAATTTGAACCGACAATGTTGGAAGCCGCTGACGACGCGGCAGCAGCTGACGCCGCAACACTGGAAACGCCGCCACCGCTTGAAATTCCGCCGCCACCGCTTGAAATTCCGCCGCCAGTTGACGTGCCGCTTGAAAATGCAG